GGGGAAAGCCTTATTTTAACCCGAAAGCCCCCAAAATGAAAGTTTCGGGGGCTTTCTTGATTTAGCGACGACATGAACGAAGATAACATAAGAGAAAAAACGGATTTAGAGTTAGAGCGCGAAGAACTTAACCTTTTGGTAAAGCAAGGGGTTCGGTTCAGCGTCACACACAAAATCCGCCGGCGTAAAAAAGGCGTTAAAGGGTTCTTTCAACGCCCCGAAGCAGTTACGGTAAAAGAGGATTTCGAAATACAGGAACCTACGCTTTCGATTCTCGACCGGCTTAGCGCGGTATGGGTAGAAATGGGGATAGATGAAACCCGGATTACGGCCGGCGGAACGGAAA